ATGACATATGTTTTAAAAATGTCAACATCGTCTGGAACTTTCGATGTGGATGAAACAATAACACAAGCAACTACTGGTGCTGTAGGTAGAGTTGTAGAATGGGATTCTGCTAGAAGTCTACTTTATTATCACCAAGAAAGATTTGGTTCTTATGGAACAAATTCTACAACTGGTGCTTATGCTGCTTTTTCTGGAACAACAACTGTAACTGGTGGAACTTCCGGCGCAACTGGAACACCATCAAACACTGCAAGTGAAACTGTTACCTTGGCTAATTCTAATACCTTAACCTTAACAAGTGGGTATGCAAATCCAGAGTTACAACCAGATAGTGGTAATATTGTATACTTAGAAAATAGAAAACCTATTCAAAGATCAAGTGACCAAACAGAAGATATAAAAATAATAATTGAATTTTAAAGGATTAGTTAATGGCTCAACTTACCGACCTCAATGTATCACCTTACTACGATGACTTTAGTAAGGATAAAGATTTTCATAGAATTTTATTTCGCCCTGGCTTTGCTGTTCAGGCGAGAGAGTTAACTACTCTACAATCTATTTTACAAAATCAAATCGAACAACATGGTAATCACATGTTTAAAGAAGGAACTGTGGTTATTCCTGGCCAACTTTCTTTGATGATGAATTTTCAAACACTACAGTTAAACGGAACATTTGCTAATGAAACCATTAATCCAAGTTCATTCTATAATGCAACTAATAACGTAGTTGTAACTGGACAAACCTCTGGTGTTACTGCTAAAATTGTAGGATTTCAAATTGCAACTTCAACAACTCAACCTATGTTATATGTTCAATACGTTAATACTGGAACAGATGGTACAACTCAAAGATTTGCAAATGGAGAGAACTTAACTGCAAATGCTGGTATTACTCACACCACAACATATGCTGCTAATAATGCTTCTGCAACTGTATACTCACCAATTGATAACACTACTGCTTCACAAAGTGGAACAGCGGTTGAACTACAAGAAGGTGTCTATTACATTAGAGGACAGTTTGTAAGATGTGCTCCTCAAAGATTAGTATTATCTACGAATACAACAACTGTAACTGCAAGAGTAGGTTTTACAATTACAGAAACATTACAAACACCAGAGACAGACACTTCACTTACAGATAATGCAACTGGTTCATCTAACTATGCTGCTAAAGGTGCTCATAGATTAAAAATTACTTTAACTCTTGCTACAAAATCAACCACTGCAACTGATGATACTAATTTTGTTGAATTGATGAGAATTGATAATGGACAGTTGGTTGGACAAGCTAGAGTTACCGAATATGATGTATTAGGAGATACTCTTGCAAGAAGAACTTTTGATGAAAGTGGTTCATATACGGTAAGACCTTTTAACTTTGATATGAGAGAAAGCACTAACATCACTGCAAGAAATACTAATTATCAAGGTGTGTTCCAAGGAAAAACTACTACAGATGATGGTGGTACACCAGCAGAAAGTTTACTTGCTCTTTCTTGTTCGCCTGGCAAAGCATATGTCAAGGGTTATGAATTAGAAAAGATATCACCTACCTTTAAGGACTTAACTAAAGCAAGAGATTTTAATACTGTTAATACTGGTGTCCTTACACATGAGATTGGAAACTTTTGTCAAATAACAAATTTATTTGGACAACCAGATATCACATTTATTTCTGGTGAATCCACTGCATACAAAACAGTAGGATTATTTGATGATAAAATTACAACTAACGGAGCATCTTCTGGTAATCAGATTGGTGTTGCTCGTGCAAAAGCAATTGAATATCGTACTGGTGTTGTAGGAACTTCTGCCGCTGTTTACGATTTATATTTGTGGGATGTTAGACCTTTCACAAAACTTACGTTAAGTGGAACACCTAGTGCAACACTTTTATCAAATCATTCAAGTGGTGGTGTTCAAGTAACTGGTGCTACATCTGCTGCAACTGGATTTATATTCGCTTCTGGAACTGGGGCAGATAAAGTTGTTCTTACAAATGTTATTGGTACTTTTACAGTTGGTGAAAAAATAAAAGCATCAGATTCTGCTGAGACAGATTCAGTCGTGGAAAATTCTGGTAACACAGATTTAACTATTTCAGAAGTTGTTACACATACATTTAGAGATACAAGATCTGTATTTATGGATGATACTGACTCTGGGCAAGATTTTACAGCAGATGCTGTTTTGATACCATCAGAAATTTCAACTGGACAAGTTGTATTTAATGCTTCGGATGCTAATGGTGCAGACTCTAACGACAATATCGTTCTAGAAGAAGATAACTCAACTACAATTGCATTGGAAGTTGAAAAGATTGCAACTCTACAAAATACAGAAAAAAATATTTCAATATTTAAACTACCAAAGAGAGTTATTAAAACTCTTTTAACCACATCAAATAATGGTGCAACGGATACCTCGTTGACAGTTCGTAGACAGTTTATAGGAACTTGTTCATCGTCTGGTGCTGTGTCATTTACTGCTGGTTCAAATGAAACCTTTGCTGCTTTTGCCGAAAAAGATTATACACTAACAATATTAAGTGCTGGTGCTGGAACTGGTGTCCAAGGACAAGTAGTAAGTGTTGATGGTAACATTGCTGGAACTGGAACGGCTTCAATAACAGTTACAGATAATACAGTTTTAGGTAATGGTGCAAAAGTAAAAATTACTGCAACTATATTTAAATCAAATGTTAATCAAAGAATTAAAACTACCAGTTTAATGAAACAAGTTAAAGTAGCAACTGGTGCTACAGATGCATATGGAACAAGGCCTGGGGATAAAGAAATTTCACTAGGACGTGCCGATGCATTTAAGTTAGTTGCTGTGTATGACTCAGAGGCTACTGCTTCTGCTGCAGCTGCTCCACAAATGACTATTACTGCTACAGTAGGAAACTTTACTAGAGGAGAAATTATTAGAGGTGGAACTAGTGGTGCTGTTGCGAGAAATATATCTACATCTAGTCCTATGCAATATGTATTAACACAAGGTGTAGGTGCTACAGATTTTCAAAGTGGTGAAGTTATCACTGGTGAAAGTTCTGGCGCTACTGCAACTGTAGGAACTATAACTGGTGGTTCAAAAATTATCACCAGTAACTATGTTCTTGATACTGGACAAAGAGATAACTTTTATGATATTTCTAGAATTGTAAGAAAGGTTGGAGTATCACCACCCAGAGGACAATTACTTATTGTATTTGATTTCTTTGGTCACGGTGCAGGCGAATTTTTTAGTGTAGACTCTTATTCAGATGCTTCTGGACAAATGGGTTATGGTAATATTCCATCTTATACTGCAACGAGAGTTGATCCAGACGAACCAGAACCAACTGGTTTATTTCCTTTAACAGATTCAATTGACTTTAGACCTACGGTAGAAAATATCGCTGGTACAAGTGAAACACTTGCAACTGTAGATGAAATTACTGGAAAGTCTTTTGACTTTTTCCATAGACAGTATGATGGAACTGGTGCATCACCAATTGATACACCAAAACCAGCTAGTAATGTTACTGTAGATTTTGAATATTATCTTGGTAGAATGGCTTTACTATTCTTAGATGACCAAGGAGAATTTAGAATACAAAATGGTGTTTCTGCTGAAAGACCACAAGAACCAAAACCATTAGAAAATGCTCTAAAACTTGCGACTATAACTTTGAACCCATATACCTTTACACCAGATGATGCAATAATTATAAGACACAAGACACAAAGATTTACCATGGCTGACATTGGTAGATTAAAAAAGAGATTAGAAACCGTAGAATATTATACTGCTTTATCTCTGTTAGAAAGAGATGCAGAGTCATTTGAGGTTACAGATAAAAATGGTTTGAATAGATTTAAGTCTGGATTTGTAGTTGATAACTTTGGTGGACATAGAGTTGGAGATGCAAAACATGGTGATTATAAAATTGCCATGGATCAAATTGAAAATGAAATGAGACCTAAATGTGTAATGAGAAATGCGAAGTTATCTGAATCAGTCGCTACAGACGCTGAAAGAACTGCTGCTAGTTATAGGAAAACTGGTGACATAATTACACTTCCATACACAGATGCTTCTTTTGCATCACAACCATATGCAACAAGAGTTGAAAATGTTCAACCCCATTTAATATATCAATGGGTAGGACAAATTGCTCTTACACCTACTGGTGATGAGTGGTTTGAAACAGAACTAGTTCCACCACTAATTGTTAATGTTGAGGGTAACTATGATACAGTTCTTGCTGGTGTAGGAAATGCATTGGGAACTATTTGGAACTCATGGGAAACTCAATGGAGTGGTGTTGTTGCTACAAGAACAGATCGTTTTAGAAACAATAACTTTGATGTCACAAGAACAATTCAAACAACAAGAACAGATTTAAGAAGAACTGGACTAGTTACAGATGTTGTTGAACAGATTGATGAAGAATCACAAGGTACTAAAGTTATATCAAGAGCCATGATTCCTTGGTTAAGAGCTAACGATATAGAATTTGTAGGTAAAGCATTTAAACCAAAGACTAGATTATATCCTTTCTTTGATGGTGTGGATGTAAGTAGGTTTATCACACCAAAGAATACCAATTTTACTACAGACACTACACCAGTTGCTGGTTCACCATTATTTACAGATGCTGTTGGTAGTGTAGATGGAACATTTAACATACCAGAATCAAGATTTGCTGGACAAGGTAGTAATCCAAGATTTAAAACTGGTGAATTAGAATTTAGGTTATCATCGTCAACGGTCAATCAAAGACTACCACAGCCTGTAACTGCTGCTCAAACAATTTATAGTGCAAAAGGTATTTTAGAAACAGAACAAGAAACTATTGTTGCAACTAGAAATGCTATTGTAGTTCAAACCGATGTTTCACAAACAACAAGTAGAAATAGCACAGCTACTTCTGTTAGTAGACGCCCAGTACCACAACCACCCCAAGAAAGTGGTGATGATGGGTTTTCCGGCGAGCCGGGCCCCGATCCACTTGCACAAACTTTTATGGTAAATACAGCTGATACTGTTGATACTGGTGCCTTTATTACTAAAATAGATTTGTTCTTCCAAAAGAAAGATACAGATTTACCAGTTTGGGTAGAAATTAGAAATGTTGTAAATGGGTATCCAGGCTCAAAGATTTTACCTTTTGGTAGAAAAGTTTTGAATGCTTCAGAGGTAAATGTTTCTGATAATGCTACAACAGCAACTACATTTACATTTGACTCACCAGTTTATTTAAAACCAAATCTAGAATATTGTTTCGTAGTACAAACACATAGTTTAGATTATTTGATGTGGATATCACAATTAGGTGAATTAGATGTTTCTGGTTCTAATAGACTTGTGTCTAAACAACCTACTCTTGGTGTATTATTTAAATCACAGAACAATCGTGCTTGGTCTTCAACACCTATGCA